AAACCCATATATTTGAGATTTTGATAAACACCCTCTAACTCACTTATGAGTAGAAGGAGATTGATTGAATCTTGTGGTCTTCCACCAAACTTATGTCTATCGAAATTGTCCATAAAAGAAGAGAAGGACAGCAGGCACGGCTGGGGTCGAACCAGCAATCTACCGCTTAGAAGGCGGGGGCATTATCCATTATGCTACGTGCCCATTGAATAGGAGAGGAGCAATAATGCCTTTCCCTCTTAACTCAGATATTATACTGCCTTTTGGTCAGATCGTCAACCCTCTTCTACAACTTCCGTTTCAGATACCTCTGGTTTTGCTTCTTCGGTAACTTCTGGTTCTGGGAGTTTTACACCAACTGCTTCCAGATACTCAATAGCACCTTGTGTCTTTAAAAATAACTCTCTAGTTCTAGTTGATTGATTACCAAGATTTTCTAGATCAGATGCAAGTTTTGTTCTCTGCTCTACCAATTGCGACAGATGATTTTGTTGTTCGTTCATTTCAGTTTGTCAATCATTCATTTTATTTATAACATTCTAAATAATAAATACTTCAAAACCAAATACATCGAAAAATGAAAAAGTCTTTACTTTTTTTTGGTATGATGTTTTTGATGTCGCCTGCAGCACAAGCAGACATCACACACAGATTGAGTTCTAGTCTTCAATTAACAGTTGATGCTGCAGCATCTCAGGCAACAAGAATTGGCAGTTCATATTCTGTTTCCGGTAACAATGTTTCAGCAACCCTTGGAGGTCTTGCTGCACCAGGAAGTGCTACTGCTGCAGCAACTATGAATGCAGGCACATATACACAAACAAATGATGGTGCCGCAATCAGATTTTCGGAATCTTTTACTGCAGGAGATGCAGTTAACGTTATAAATTCAGGAACAACCGTATCCTCTGGTGTTGTAGGATCTCTTCCAGCATATGGAATCGTCACAACAACTGCTGGTGGTGTTGCAGGAGGTCTTGGTGGAAGTATTGATTCTGCAGGTTCTATTGGTTCTTTGACTGCTGGAGGAGCAGGAACAAGTGCCACAGGACAATTCGTATCTGAAATCACCGTCAGATAAATGCTTAAAGAATCTATTGGATTGGGTTTAATATTGGGTATTATTCATGGACTGCTCCAATCTGCAGGAGCAGTCCCTGTTGTTCCCAATTTTACACAAGGATCACAAACAAGTACATCAGAAACAAAAACTAAAATTACTGAAACCATCAATTCAATAAATTATAATACAGGGTATCAATATAGTGTAACAGGAACAAATATAGAAATGGACGGAAATAGTATTGTTCCTTCCACAAGTTCTACAACAAACAACGTAGATGGAGTGACATCAACATGGACAAATCTCAATCTAAACAAAAGAGCAAACTGGAGAGTTACAAGTCCTGGTGCTCCATTTCAATTCACAGAAACTTATCAAGGTCCAGGAATCAGCAATCAAACAATCATACAAAGAACCACAGAGTTAGAAAGCGTCACAACAACTACAAGTATCTTCTCTCAATAATTGCACTGTTATTTGCTTCACCCTCCTATGCTGAAACTGTTGGTGGTGTTTCTGCTACTGCTGCTCCTGTTGCTAATTCCTCAGGCAGTGTTACAAACCAAGCTATACAAGTCCTTCAGGGACCTTACATTACAAACACATACGGTGGCGGCATTCAATGTCAAGGACCAACACTTAACTTTACACCATATATAACTGGTGCAGTATCCGCACAAAAACCTTTTGAAGGTTACTATGATGATCCAGTCTATGATTTAAGAGATCTTGATGAAGACGGTTCTCTTGATAATCCAGGAAATATATTATACAAAGTTCCGACAAGAACTGGACAAAAAGATAATTACAATTTAAGTATCGGTTTTTCTGCTACTTGGTCTAGACCACTAGATAAATCTCTACAAGATCAATGTAAAGAAGCAGCAGATGCCAATATTGCTTTGATGAAACAACAAGCTGCTAATAAAAGATTGGACTTTGAAATCGCAAGACTTAAAAATTGTGGGCAATTAAAAAGAGATGGGATTTATTTCCACCCCAAGAGTCCTTATTATTCTATTTGTGCCGATGTCATTGTAACAAATCCTGGTGGAGTTATTCCACAACATAAACACACGATTCCCCCAAGAATATCCACAAAAGCAGAAGATCTTGGAGATGCTTTATCTACGTCTCGTTAATTTTTGAAACTCTCTTAATGCTTCTGTCTTTTCTCTTTGAAGTTCTCTTCTCTCCTCAACACTTAATATTTCTACTTTACGGAACTTGGAAGAAATTTTTGTGATTACTTTCTTTGTAATTGGTTTGGTTAATTTTAAAATTAAATTTGCAAGTGGTCTTGCGACCAAAGCACTTGTTGCTGCTGCAGTTGCAATAACTGCTGTTGATACAACAGTCTCTAATTGAGGTAGATATTCCACGATATCAATTTTCTCTTGCTCTAAAATAACTTCTTTATTTTCTGTAGATTCTTTCTCCAATTCTGGTTTTGGAATATTGGGTATATTATTAATAGGAAGTTGAGTATCTGTTGGTGGTTTATATGGAGGAATAGGTGCCTTAGGTGTTTGCAAATAATCTTCAGGAGTAAATTCTATTGGATCAAAAGATGGAGTAGAACCATCACAAAGAGTTAATGTTCCCTTTGGATCATCCTTGAGTAAGGAAGTATTCTTTGGATTTTTTTCTTTATTGGACTGTACACATCCAGGAAGATTGACAATAGGAAATCCCAGTTGAACTGTCACTGGAGAAGCAGTTGGTATCGAACGTGAAGGTTCTAAAATATAACTAGGAATCTCTGGTATAGATAGTGATCTAATTTCTATCTGTGGTATTTCTTCCATTAGTCATGTTTGAAAAGTCCTGCTATGCCACTAAACAAATGGTAGAAGATAACATATAAAAAGAAACGTTTTTCGGCATCATTTCTTTTTTTAATTTGTTTTCTCCTTGTCCCCAAACTAGACATAATATTCCCAATATCTATATCTATTTAATAAATTTAAGAAAATTCTCAGAAAGGAACAACACCTCCCGTTACATTTGGAACAGATTGTGCTGATTCGGGAATTACACCACCAGTGACATCAGGCATTTCTGGTAGTGCAGAATCAATCATTCCTGGCAATGCCTCTGTAATTGCCTTTGTAATCTCTTCAGTTACTTTTACTCGGGCATCTTCAATCATTGCATCCTTGTTGAGGTAAATATAAGAACCAGCACCAACTACAGAGAGTGATACAAGTCCCGAAAGAAGTGCGATTACATTTACTAGTTTTTGCATTACTTTTTCCTGTAAAATTTCTTTTCCATTACAGAACGAAAATCATAATATCTTTGTCTACACTTATACCACTTCAGTTCTTTTATAATAGAGGGAGATTTCCAGATAGTGAGCAATAATCCAGATGCACTTAAAATTAAGATTAAATGTAATGTACCAAAATCACCTAAACATCCCTCAATAGGACCCATTCTAACATAACCATTACATTCTTGCTGCTGGATAATATTTTGCCCCATCATAATTTATTCCACTAAAGTTCCATGCTGTCTGCGTATCTCTTTTAGTTCCTCAAAATTTTTCTGTTTAGTGCCACCATCATATTCCCAAGCATATCCTTCAGTAATCATTTGTTCATTAAGAGACAACTCCGAGTCACCAACATATAACCATCCAAGAAGACGACCATATTTACCAACTCCACCAACAAGTTCAGTTCTAACAGATAACTCATCATCACCAGAAATAGCACCTTCCAACTTTTCTTTTAACCAGTTTGTTGCATCATATCCTAGTGCTTTTTCTTCATCATCCCGTGTTCTCTTCTCTGGAGTATCAACTCCTGCAACTCTAACTCTTTCTTTCTTATATAAATCAAACCCAAGATCAATAGTGACATCAATAGTATCACCATCAACAACACGATTAATCTCTATCACTCGAAAATTGTAACAACTCTTCCTGCTCGGTGGGGTCATTGCTCCCATTTTCCAGTTCCTCGTATGCGGTTTTCATAATAGTATATATGTAATATCCAACACCAAGAAGGAGTATTATCAAACTAATGATAATACTCCATGTTACATCATTCACATCATTCAGTGGTCTTAATAGTAAATTCATTGTCAACCATACATTCTTTTTTCTTTTTCATCTTCATTCTCATTCTTTGGTCTTGGAACAGGAACTTCTACAATTGTTTTCTGTTGCTGACCACCATTACCATTGCCATTAGACTTAGATGGAGTCACTCCAAAAGTCGCTAGAGTTCCAGTAAAAACACTGGCAATAAAAGTTGGATCAATTTTTTGTTGTGGAATTCCTGGAATAGAAACATAATTAAGAGTTAATATTGCACCTGTCCATGCTAAAACAATCAACCTCACAAAACTTGAAATTCCTTCATCATGCCAATTAAATTCTTCATCACTTCCATTATCTTTCTTCTTTTTAGGAAGCATTAATTTAATAAATTTGGGCATGAATATTTATGGTTTTAATAGGTCAACTGTAATATTTGTATGTTCTATTTGATTAAATTTTTCACAAAGAACAATGCTAGATTCATGTTCCCATTTGTGATAAGTATTTTTCAATGTTTCACTGTAATCAGAACCATTATGCAACTTCATTTCGTTAGCAACAATTGTTTTTATTAGAGTGTCTCGTGTTAAATTTGACATACTTGTTTTAAGTTATCCAACAAAGAGTTCACCATTATAACACAAGGAGTTGTTCACAGAACTCTTCTTGGCTGGTTTTCCTGTGTAGGATTTTATTATTTATCAATAAAACCTTTGTCCACAAGATATTTACGGGTTAGTGGAGTGGGTTCATAGATTTCCCACATAGGTGTATCAGATGCACATGCCTCTAATGCTTTCATCGTCATACCTTCAGTTTTACCTGCCCATGATGCTTCTTTTTCCCATGGCCATACATCTTTTGAATACGTCCTTTCAACCATGACCTGATAAAGCATAGGAACTTCTTTTTCGGGTTTTATAATAGCAATGAGACTATTATCAATCGTTCCTGCCATACAATCTTGTGCTGCGTGCCATCCTTCATGACGCATGACTGACATAAGAACACGAGGAGTGTCCATCCATTTTTTATTTAAAAAAAAGTTATTCGATACTGTATGATAAGTACCTCTCACATTAT